CGTGACGAGAGATAGGAGGGGCCAGCTCTGGGGCAGTAGTATAGCCACGCAGATCGACGTTGTTATAAGAGCAGGAAGCCGTAGGCGCAATAGCAAAGGCACGGTCCATTTCAGCGGCTCGTGCAATCTGTGCTGCAATTTCAACGGCTTTTGCAAGTTCAGATACAAGGAGGTATGCCGGAGTATGCTCCGGTTGATGAGTATGGAATTTGGTTAGGGCGTCTCCAAACTCTTTATACGTTACGCCGTTCTGGCAAAGAAAGTTAGCCAGACCAAGAACACCAAGACCAATCTGTCGGTCAGTCTCGGGGGGAAGGTATTCGCCGGTTTCCCCAACACCAGTCTTTCCATGAAGCTCGATAAGGGAACTCATGCCCTCAGTAAATGCAGGAACCAAGTCCTCAATACCGCAAGCTCCGAGATTGATATGCTGAAGAAGGCAGGTACCACGACTAGGTAGATACACCTCCAGACAAACATTGCCCAGGATGCGATTGCCTTCAGCATCATAACGAATCTTATTAAGCCAGATGTCGCCCTTCTTAATACCATCAATGGCGGCATCAAGCAGTTCGTCAGAGGCATACTTGAGAAAGTTCTCATCAACATTCAAACACCGCTTGACCCAGGCGAGGTCGGCTCGGGAAGCAGTGATGAACTCAAGAGCATCAGGGTGGGTATAATCGAGGTGACACACCACAGCCCCATTCTTATACACTCCACCGCGCCTCAGGGTTTCGTTGAGGGCAGAGTAGATGCGGGCAAAGGAGACGGGACCAGACGCTGTAAGGCCCTTTCCATTCTCTGCCCCTCTAGGACGAAGCTTAGAGAGATGAACAGCAACGCCAGCTCCGTTACGAAGAGCGTGCGAAACAAAGCGCCAGGATGCTTCGATTCCTTCAGGCCCTTCCATAGTGTCCTCCACCTGGAAGACCGTACAGCTGACCGGTAAGCGAGATTCGGGGTTGTCAATCCAGTTTTGAACACGGCCAGTTCGTGCAATCTTGTTGGGGGACATTGGTTTAGATAAGGTCGTCGAGAACAGGAGGTTGGTAATTAGGCCCCTTAAGAACTTTGCCATCTTCGCGGCGGAGGGGCTTGCCGTCCACGAGTTTACTCATGTTGGATTCAAAGACACGGCGCATGGCCTCGTCTAGGTTCCAGCCACGAGCAGCTGCAAATTGATAACACACGAATACAAGATCAGCAAGCTCCTTTAATTGAGCTATTTGATTTTCTTCAACGGTGTCAAGGGTTTTAAATTCAGCATCGAAAGCGCCAACGAACTCAAGGTATTCCTCGGTGATAAGGTTTGCTTGTAGTTCATGCACATACTCATTAACTGTGTTAATAGGTTGGTCCATGGCCTCACGAAAGGCAATGGCTTGTTGGAGCAGCGATGACATGGTTAGCGGTTACGCTCGTGGGAAAGCTGTTGGATTTTGCGGTCAACGTAAGCCTTAGCTTTGAGCCAGTCATCCAGTTCGGACTCGTGGCTCTTGTGGCCTGCGCGACAAACGTATTTAATCACGTTGCCTGCCAGGTAGTCAAGGCCTTGGTCAACTATGAAATCCCAAATCTCAATCGTCCCTCTTTTGTAGTGGGTCGGACTGTACTTGGTCACGGAAGAACTCTTGGTAGTCGGGGTTGTCGAGGATGCTTTTGAGTCTACGATTTGCCAGAAATCGTCCCAGGGCATCATTTCGGAGTGATCGTCTATCGAACCACAGCTGCATTCCAAGAATGATTTGATTTCTTCGTAGTTCAAACCAGACAGGGATTGCTCTGAGGATAAGGTCGATTGCGTGGAAGACATTGCGGTCAATGACATAGACAATAGCAAGGACTAAGCCGATGTCAAGTCCAATAAGGACGGGGGTGGGTTCCATAGGATGGGCTCCTTAGTGGTGGAGTTATACTCACCAGGCCGGAGGATCCGTGCGAGACGAGCGTTGCGGATGGCGTCGGCTTCAGTCATGCCTGCCTTTTCATAACAGGACAGAACTGCTTGCCATGGATTCTCAGCCCGTAAGGCATTGTGTCCAGAACCAGTAGTCGGCTTCTTCAGGTGTTACTTGGACCAGCTCACTTCCATTAAATAGGTTGCAGCTGATCTGTTTCATGTCCTTGTCAGGAGAAACAAGAATAAAATCGCTTGGGTCCAGGTGGCACTCTAGTCCAAGCGCGTCGTCTGCTTCGAGGTTTTCATAGCGGATAATCTTGAAGTGGTCTTTACACCAGTCCAACAACCGCTTATAACCCACGGGCTTACGTTTGGTGCGCTTACCTTTGTAGTCAGGGTCAACAAGCTTTCGGAAGTTCTTGCTGTCCGAGAAATACAAAAGCACTCGTTCGGTATCGAACCGTTTCTTGAGGTTATTGATCTCCGAAGAGAAGACCTTGGTAACCTCCTTAAAGTTGCTGGCAATGGTGATCAGGTCATCACCCCAGTCAAGCTCCGTTTCATTAACCTGACAGCTGCGATAGGCAAAGAAGTCAGCATCAATGCGAAGCTCTGGTTCAATGACAGTCGGCCCACGTTGCCCCTTCTTTTGCCTCTGAGGAACTTTGCGTCATTGACAAGGTGTGGTTGAACAGCGAGTTGAATTTCATCATGGATCCATCCGAGCCACTGGTAATCAATGCCCCACTGGTATCCAAGACTATTCATTTGGTTGAAAGCAATGACATTCCACCGCTTACAAACTATCGCCCCTGCTGATTGCAAGAGGTAGTTAAGGGCAGCGTGCTTCTTTCCTTGGAGACGGATTGGTCGCCCATCAAGTCCCCGCAGAACATCAGAAGCAGATTCATTGGCAACAGACTTAAGAAGATCGTCAAGGCCCGGAATCGCTTTGAGGAACTTTTTACGGATACTTGCCCCAAGTTTCTTAGCAGCTTCCTCTGATAATGACTTATCGAGTGAGGTGCCAATCTTCTTGTCGGAGGCTCCATAAATGAATGCGTACGTTAGTGTTTTGACTTCCTTGCGAGTACACCCAACTCGATCTGCATTCTGTTGGTGAATGTCTCCGTTGACTACAACGTCAGCGAAAGCACCGCCATCAAACTCAGCGAGATAGTGGCCAAGCATACGAAGCTCCAAGCCGGAAGCATCGGCACCAACCTGACGCATACCATTGCCAGGACCAAATAGTTCACGACAACGAGGATCCGAACTCGTCTGCCCAAGATTTGGTCGGCTGTGCGCGTTACGCCCGGTGTTGGTAGCAAGCTGGCAAACATGGTGAATACGCCCTTGAGGGGTGACCATCTTGAGCCAGGCATTTGCTCCATCACTGAGCTGTCCAAGGGCCTTTTGTAGTTCGAGGATTCGGGCAAATGTTTTAGCCTCTTCGGTATCAATGGATTGGAGAACGCCTTCATCAATCTTCGGGCGTCCGGTGTCTGTGAAGACTTCGGGTTTCCAATCACGCCAGGTCATAAAGGCCCAGCCAATGTGGTCCCGACTTGTTGGGTTGAACTCTTTGAGCTTGGTAAGCTCTGCCCCCTCGTAATAACCTTTAGTGCTGTTGTTCCTCTTGGGAATCATGGTTCCGTTTGTCCATCTCTGTTCGGAGAGTGGATTCAAGCTTCTGGGCTTTTACAACATCAAAGGGCCAGCCTGCTGTTTCTTGCAGTGCCATGATCTTTGCCAGGTCATGTTCAAGCCAAACAGCATCTTTAAATTTACCTAGTTTGTTGCGGAAGATTGTATTGAACAGGGTTTCAACAACGTGAACATCCTGCTCGCAGTAGTCTTCCATTTCTTGGGACCACTCAGACCAGTCGCTAGTCTTTCCAAACTCACCCTTGTAATCACCAAGGCGATACCCCCAGGCTTCCAACGAGTGGCGACCATAGAGTTTGCCTGGCATACCAATGGGCTTCTTTCGAAAGTCCATCGACAGGATGTGTGGTTGGAATAACCGGCTAAGAATCAACGTATCGTAACACCTTGCCTTGGGTTCAAAGAAAGGGTAGATCTGTTGAATAGCTGGAATGTCAAACCCAACGATGTTGTGGCCAATCAAGATGTCAGCTTCTGCCAGGATGTTAACCCCAGTAGTAACAGACTCATGCGTACCCACATCGTTGTAACGAAGCACTTCACCTGTGTCTAAATTTTTAGTCACGATACAGTGAAGCCGATCCATCCCTTGGCGGGGCAGACCGTTGGTTTCAATGTCAAAGAGAAGTCTCATAGTCCCCAGTATCCTGGTTCCTCCGTGTCAAGGGTACGTTGCGTAATAGGATCTGGTCGCCCACATTCTTCACAGAAGTAACCACTCGGGTCCATCTCTGAGAAAAAGAAAGCGTCAGAACCGCAGGCACAAATAACACGGCTAGAAATCTCCGTAGTCTGTAGCGGGGGTGGAAGCTTTGGAGTCATTGAACTCAGCAGTGAGGTCTTCAGTCATGCGACCGGTATCAGATTGATAAACAATTGTACCAGCCTTTCCGGTTTGACCATTAAATCTGTTCTTAAGAACTCTGATGTTGGCAAAGTTCTGACCAGAAGAAAGGTTCCTTTCAAGCGCAATAACCATGTCGGACAGTTGAACGATGCTGTGGCTGCCACGGAGTTGACCGAGGCTAACCTGTTGACCATCTTCGTGTCCCTTGTCTCCTTGTGGACGCTTGAGGTGGCTGATAAGAATCATACCAACTCCAGTCTCCTCAACAAAAGATCGAAGCTTGGTCATGGTCACATCAATGAGCTTACGTTCATCGTGCGACTCGTTCCCTGACATCAGGATGGAAAGGTGGTCAAGGACAATCCATTGAACCTCCTTTGCTTGTGCCATGAACCGGCAATCACTAAGTATGGCTTCAGGATCGACTGACCCGAACCCGTCACGAAGAAATACCTGTCCAGTGCCAAGCGACGCATCAAACGCTGTTTTAAGGTCATCTTGTGGTAGCTCGTTGTTTAGGTGAAGAGGTTTGTTTGCCTTGACCGACATCAACCGAAGGGCTGTGCGTTGAAGGCTCTCCTCAAGGGCAATGTAGCCCACCTTTTGTCCCTGGTCAACCAAAGACTGAGCAACTTCTCCACAAAAGGTACTCTTGCCTACCCCAGACCCAGCCGTAACCGTAACCAATTCACCGAGACGGAGCCCGCTGGTGATGCCATCAAGACTATTAAAAGGCCAGTTAGCATCCCGACCATGTAAAGGCTTAATTGCCAGGTCAAAGAGGTCTCGTCCGTCGATGACGGTCTTTGGTGAGTAGGGTTTCTTTTGCCAGAAGGCTTGTCTGATTGCATCGGAATCCTTAGCAATGA